ACCTCACATCTTGATTAACGTCTACCAATTCCGTCACTTCTCCATGTTCGCCTGCCATATCTTCACAGACCGAGCAGGCAGGTTAACAAAGTTATTCCATATAAGCCATTGAAAACTCTTTCGGAATAAAACGCCCGACCGGGATAGGTTTAGCAGATTCAATGGCTGTATGGATTTCCCTCTTTCTGAACTCATGTCCCTTTTCTTTGGCTTGTTTCTCACATTCTTCCTCTTTGTTTTTGAGATAGTGGGTAATAAGCATCATTGCTCTGTCAACGTTGAAGGTGTTCACGACAAAAGTCTGAACTCTCTCGTCTTCATTCTCCCCATCCGTGAATGTGATTTTCGTCTCAATCTGATAGAATTTCTTTTCATTGGGCTTGGAATCTCCCTCTTCTTCATCTTCTTCCGTTACAGAATCGTTTAAAAGGAATGTATCTTTTAATTCTTCGAGGGTGGCATCATCTACCTTGCGTTCTTTCAAATTGTCAGTAAGAATCACGCAAGAATCGAACTCCTTGACCATTGTCAAGGTGAATCCGAACATATAGTTTAGTTCGATGTAATCTTTCAAGATACTACAAGAATTTTCCAATCCGGTGGCATACAGCAGGAACTTATGTTTCTTGTCCCCTATTTGTGCCTGTGCAAGATAGGGATATAAGAATTTGTTCTCGTTCTCGAATGCCAAGCGGTTCTGGTTGCTGACTTCCACTTCCTTAATGCCGTCAGCTTCCATACTGAAACGAATTTTCGCCAAAGTGTCTTGGTCTATCAGCGTGCCACGGTCAAAAAGAATTTCATTCCGTTCGATGGTTACTGTTTCACCTGTATCTTCATCAATGAAAGACTCCA